TAACTGGTGCCTTCTTATCGTCACCAAAACCGAACCATCCGCCCACTGTGTCAATAGATTTAGAAGCCCAGTCAGGTAATTTCCAATCGGTGAAAAACTTCATTTTGTCTTCCAACCATTTGAAAATTCTTTTGCACCCGGATTCAATGTCCTCCCACGCCTTGATGAAGTTATCCTTCATCTTTGGGACGGTATTTATCAGGTTCGCAATATCTTTCGCCAAATCTCCTATAAACCCTACGACAGCCGTGATCGCCGCCACAACCACGTCCCCGAAGGCCTGCAGGAACATATCTTTGAGCGGTGAAAGTTTGTCTAAAAGGTCTGAGATTGACTTCCAGGCGTCCTGAAACGACTTTCGGATTCCTTTGATTTGATCGTCTGTATAACCTACAGATTTCAAGAAATCTTCAAATACGCTCGGTCCGCCTTTGGTGAACACAATTAAGTCATCGATAGCTCCGGCAAGTAGGAGAACCCCAGCGATTAGGAGACCAATCGGGCTTGTCAATGCGCCCAAGAGTTTTCCGGACATCATCAAAGCAGATTTTGGTCCGAACGCTAAGACCGCTGCTATAGAGATGCCTTTTAGGGCTAATTGAATAAACTGGCTGTGCTCTCCAATAAGAGCCGATGCCTTGCCAAATGTCGTAACAGCTTTTTCAATGTAAGGTAGGAAAAATTTAGCAATTCCATTACCGATACTTTGAATCGCCATTCCGGTCACTTGCCACGAAATTTTGAAGCGTCTGGCATTCTCTGCATCTTTAGGCGTTAAGGCGAGTTTCCGATATGTCTCAACCAGCTCTCCCATCTGCTTGTTGTTTTGCAGAAAAACAGCCGCGCTTTCACGTGTCAGCCCGAGATATTTCAGAGCGTAGTTCGCCTGGGCACCGGTCATGCCGTTGAGTTGCTTTCCCATACGAAGGAAAACTTCCCCGCTTGCTCCGGTGCGCTCAGTAAAAGCTTGCATGGCCTGAGTGAACGCCTCAGCGCTTCCTCCCGCGGCCACATTAGCTTTTCGCCATGCGTCAATCTCGGACACATTCATCCGGACTTTTTTAGAGATGTCGTCTAGCTTGGAGCCTTCATCTATGTAATTGCCAAACATGAATTTGGCACCAAACATCGCGGCCAGCGGAGCGGCATAACTCTTAATGGCAGAAAAGACCTGTTTCGCCATTGAATCAAGCTGAGAAAGAGATTTCGAGGCATCCTTTGAGGCCTTAGAAACATCCTTCCCTGCTTTCTTGCCGCTAGTTCCGACATTCTCTAAGTCTTTAGAGGTTTTCTTAGCGTTTTGAGCCGCGTCATTTAACGAGCCCGAAACCTCTTTGATACCGTCAGATCCCTCACCTAGTGCGTCAAGCTTTGCGCCTGCCTCCTGAGCGAATCCGAGTAACTGATTCAGCTTCTCAGACATAAGCTCGAAGAATTTAACTACGTCATTCGAGTTGACGGATACATCAATTACTAAAGAGTCGGTCTTTTGAGCCATGTTCTTAAGCGCTCTTTTGCGCCACCCACGAGTTGTAGTTCTTAATCAAAAGTGCCTCGTCTAATGCGTAGGCATCTTCCAGCGTTAGTTGTGTCTGAAGCTCGACCAGGGACGCCATGCCGCCGTTGATTAAACGAGAGATCAGAGGCGATAGCTGAGTTGTGACTGCTACGCCTCTAACCTTGGCACAATCGGCTAAGAATTCTGCACGGCGGGGGAGAACTGGCGTATCAAGTCGGGAAAAAAACCGAAGTTCGCCTTGAAGCTTTCAATTCTGAGTTTGAGGATGGTCAACGGGCTAGAAATATAACCGTCTGCATCATCGAAGGAGAATTTGATCTCGCTCTTACCGTCCACCTTGTAGACCTCGGAAAGCAGTTCATCCAAAAGGGCCTTCGCTTCTACATGTGGAACACTGACAAGCGCTTTGATCACGTCTCTGTATCCCATTTCGCTCTCAATATCGAGGTTTTTGCCGGTCATCAAGGCAATCCGGATCATTAGATCTTCAGCTTTAGTCGCAGGAAACGGATAAATCTTGAAGGTCAGCTGATTACCGCCGTCTTCCAATTTGATAACTTTTGGTTCCTTCATTTGTTAGATACGCTCCATGGATTCGAAGTGGAATACCCAAGTTGTCGGCGCCAGAACTTTATTCAGTGCCGGCATCGGATTTGCCGTCTGCAGCACACCATTTGAGAACTGGTAGGTCTTGCCGATAGACGGAATCTTGACTGTCAGATTGCAAACATAGATCTGTTTGTTGGCGCTCATTGCTTCGTAGAGCGTAGTGAATGCAGTCGCAGTCGGAGAGTTAGCCTCCAGCGTGATCGTTACGGGATAGATGTTCGGAGTAACGCCCGCAGCCATGAAGCCATCTACGCCCATACGGGTCTCGGCAACCTGCTGAGAATCGGCAACGATAGCCGCATCTGTGGAGAATCTTTCCAGCTTCACACCGTTCGGATACAGCTCTTCAATCGTCATCACTGCTGACGCATTGGCGGATGTGATATCTAATTTCGGTTTCATTTTTATCCATTCCTAAATGAAAAACCCGCCATCACGACGGGTCTTTGCTGTTGTGAAATTTTGATTACATTACGGCTGTCAAAGGCATCTCAATTCGTTGGATGCTGCCAGCATAGGTGTACCAAAGTCCCAAACGAGGGCTTCCTCGCTGGGTTCTCACATTTGCCGACGGAGATTCAATGAGGTACCAATAACCTTTTGAGTAGAGATCCTGCTTGATCGTTGAGTTGTTGGTTTCTGTCAACAATTGCTGAATCTGGGAGTTGGACAATGCCAGCCCTGTATCAATCACGCCATTACGTTTGGCATCGTTGATGGGATCAAGCAACCACGCCTCAACATAAGCAAAGCCAATAGCGTTGTAGGGAGCGCGATTGATAGCCGCGAACCCGTCCATAATCTGCCGCTGAATTCGTGCTTTGAACCAAATCATGCCGTACAGGGCATCAATCCATTGATAGATTCCGGAGAGCAAGCAACCACGGTTGATAAAGTCAAACTCTGCATTGCGTGTTGCAAATGCTCCGACATAGTTGACCTTGAGATCATCCAAGGCTTCGGC